AGCAAGTTTTGTCTTGACTGTCCTAATTGCCAATTTCCTTGCACGAGCTCTTAGTTTCTCCGGCGATGCCTTTTTAAACTTCGCTCGTTTGATACCAGCCCTTCGTTTAGAAGCGGAGCGTCTAAAAACTTGCTTGCGCTTCACTCGTTGTGCAATTGATAAAACTATTTCTTCTAATGAATCCTTAAACTCACTATATTTCATTTAATTTTTCATGCATATTATGGCGTCACAGTGATTCCACCATCATCGGTGTATCCAACAAGGGTTAAATCAATTGCCTTCGAGCTTGAATTACTAACAATAGTTCCACTGTTCAATACTATTACGTTTGCATATTGGAAGAATGCTGTTGTACCGTTTTCATCATCTCCGGCGAGAACTGTACGTCTAAACAGAAGAGTGTTTGTGTTATTTCCAGAAGTATAAATTGCTTTGCAAGTAGTAGATGATTCTCTGTCTGCGGCATCACAAGCATCCATTGTGTAAAGAATGTAAGGTGTTCCGGTAACAATAACTGGTTCATCAAACGTGACAAAGGTATCAATAAATTCTCCCACAGCATATGCATCGTCAATTGGTCGTGTCTCTGTGATAACAGAAGGTGCTTCGTATCCAGATTCTTTTACAACTTCAATCCAGATAGTATATTTTGCTGCATTACTGTCGGTGTTAAGAAAAATGTCGCCCGTGGCATTGGCTGCTTCAGAGTTGGTAATATTACCACCCAACTGGAATGGTGCGTCTAAATGGCCATTTCCACCAAGGTTCAAAATTAGATCATCTGTACCAGCGTCCCATTTTAAGTCCAGTGTTCCAACTCCTTGTACCATCCATGTAAGTTTTCTAATAGAAACTCGCCCACCAGTTTCAAATTTTCTCAATGCGGAAACATCAACTAAATTTTGATTTGTTTCGCTAGCTATCCCCGTAGCCGTAATGATTGCAAATTTTGTTGTATCTTTTAAAACTACCTTATCTATGGCCATTTATTATAATCCCTCTATGAATGAAATGACCTTCACACTTTCAATTGGGTCATTAAGGCTTTTAAGAATACTATATCTATTATCTTCATTTAATCGGTTTAAAACATCAATGTATTTTTCGTTGAATTCTTTTAGTTCATTACTGTATTTATCAAAAAGTAGCTGTGCAATTGCTTCTTCTGTTTTCTTAACAGACCCGCGAGGGATTCCCAAATCGCCCAATTTTTTCCCATATTTTTTAATTGCTGCCTTCGCAACATGAGTGAAGGCCTTAACTGCAAGTTTCTTATCAAAAATTTTCTTGGCTAATTTTCGTTTTAAATTTTTAATAATTAGCTGAGACATTTTATAGAGTGGTTCATCGTGTGATATAAAAATTTCAATTTCAACCACAATTGCATCATCTACAGCTTCATTTATTTTTTTAGAAAGATATTCACCATGAATTTTTCTAATGGTATCTTCTCTTGACATTATTTTCTGCCCCTAAGATCGTTTCGTTTTACTCGCAACAGTTTAAGTTGTTCTTCCATTCCAATAATATCTCTTTCAATCGAAGGATGAACTTCGGCCAAAGGATCGCCGGTATTGTCTAATTCTCTTAATTTACGATTTCTATATTGTTTCAAATCTAATAATTCATACCTTTTTCGTATAATCATATTGGAATATAAATCACCGCCGATTCGTTTAATGTCGAAGATATGAGTACTAGCTATTTTTCTATCGGCTGCATAAACTTCATTTAAAAAAGCAGGGCGGATTTTCAGAGTGCTCACTGCTATCCACGCTCCTGACAGAGCGATAACAGCGCTCCCAGCAGCTATTATGGTTCTAAATGAAATCTTCATTACTACTCCCCTGCTACAAAATCATCATCTAGTGGATGATCCACCCCGTCCATAGGAGCTGGTGCTTGCCACATATTTTGTCCTACTTCCATTTTTTTGGCAGTTAATTGATCGTTTAATTTCCCAGTGATCGCCTTTTGAAAGCTATCTCTAAAAGCTACTGGATTTCTTTCGTTCGATGCGCTTATCATTGAATTGATGTGGTCTACCATTATTTTTTCCTTTGTTTTTTAGGTTTGATTGCTTCCTTTACTACATCTTCTATTTCGGATAAAGGAATCTGGTCAATCTTGGCTTCATCTTCTTGTCTTTTTTTGACGATTTCCCGAATTACATCACCCTTATATACTTGACCACTAGCACCCCATCGCTCTTCTGCCATGGATATCTCCTTTTACTTATTATTTATAAATCATCGTTCTCTGACGAATCTTCTTCTTGTTCTTGTTCTTTTTCGTTTTTGATTTGTGCGTTAATAATTTTAATTTCTTCATCGTCTTGGTGGAGAAATTTACGTCTTGCATATTCTACTGAGAAATACACACCGATAAACTGTTCGGCTGTACCTAAAGTCTCTAATCTATCTCTTAAAACTTCAGAATCTTTCAATTCTGCGAAATGTGCGTCTTTCAGATAGTCATAGTTGATATGCTCTCTGAATTGTGACCAATCTTCTTCGGTAATGATACCTTTCAATAATAGTTGTGTTTTCAGTATATCGTGAAACAGATGGTTAAATCTGTTGCGCAATCTATTTGCAAATTTGTTGAATTTTAGTTCATCTCTATTGATTTCAGCATTTTTACCTAATTGGAAACCACTGCCACTATCTGTGTCCCTTCGTGATGGTGGAACATGGAGAGCTCTATCCAATTTGTTCTGAAAATACTTAACATCTTCTAACTCACCTAGATTGGCACCACCAGGCAGAGTAGATACTTCTGTACCTCTCCCACCTTCACGCCTTGGCAACCAGAAATCTTCCATCATTGATTGCCATCTACGGTCATCGTTGATTTCACCCGTAGCACTATTATAAACAAATTTGTTTTTATATTTGACTGAAATCTGTTTGAGATATTGTTCTGCTTTAATTTTTGGTAGATTTCCAACGTCAATATAGAAAATCCTACGCTCAGGAGCACGGGTGACGCGATAGATAACAATCGCATCCTCAATCATTCTTAAATTATTGAGTGGTTTTATTGCTTTTGAAAGATACCCAATAGATTGACCGCGTTCATCAGAAAGACCAGAATGAACAAAAGTGATAGAATCCTTTGCAATTTCTATTTTGTTTGTAGAATGTAATTGATTCCCAGGCGTTCCAAATACACTAGGTTTAGAATTATTACCAGCTGCGTTGAAGCTCCCCGGCGTAAATATATAATATTCTATAATGGCCTTAATAATTTCAGCACCAGTTTTTTCATCTTTTTCTTTTATGATTTGTTTGATCTTTTTAATTGATCGAGGATCAATAGGACGGAGTTCTTTGATTCCTTCCGAAGGCTTCTTTTCATCAATTACTTTATGGAAGTACAATCTTCCATCGACATACCAGCGCCTAAAGATATCATGTGCTCTTGTGTTGAAATTCAAGAGGCGAATTATTTCCTTAAATTCTTCACGGATTTTCTTAGCTATATCTTCGGTAACATTTAAATCTTCTAAATTAATAATTACCGGAGGTCTCTTTTCATTTGTCACGATAGCTTCGTTGACTATATCATCAACTGCATTATCAATTTCCATCGTAACAGCAATCTCACGATATTTATTAATAAGATCGTTTTCATTTTTTGCTCGGCCTTCTATGTCAACATAGTGGCCGAATATACCAGTACCACCATCTAATGTAAGTGCCGCATCATGGGCCTCATCAGTAGGTGGTACTATAGATTTTAGTTTTTCTGGTTCAAGAGCTTTACCAATGGTAAACCCAAAAAGTTTAAATACCAAAATTTAGTTCCTCCCCAATAATTCTGCGGTGTATCCTCTGGACTGTTTTCTTTTCCCACTAGCACAACTATATAAATGTCCTACATTATGTTCTCTCATAAATTTCTTTAAATTAGTCACTATTTCTTCACTCCCATCTGGATACGTTATTTTATATCTGTTTGTGTAGGCATTTTTTCCTAATTTATTTTGCCTAATATTTTCTATTGTCTCTTTAGAATGGCCTCCATGAGCAGGATTATTTCTTCCATATATTCGTTCACTTTGTGCTTTACGTCTTTCAGTTGTCCAAGATTTTTTAATATTCTCAGACATTTGTTGTTTAGTTATTTCACTATGTTTGTCAATATTATAACCACCAGCAGTCATGTTGTAATCATTGATCATGGTATCATATTTTTAATATAGAATTCTTCTAATTTATTGGCCATCTTTTTAGAATCTGTGGTATCAAGAAGTTCTATAGTGAAATTATCCTTACCATATTTTCTAATAGCTCGTGGGAATTTATATCCACGTTTTACTTTACTATGTTCCACAAATCTTTCATTGATATCTTTTGTTGTAACTCCCACATATTGTTTCCTGTTTGGTGGGCCACAAGTAACGACATAAATATTATACATATACTGCTCCTCTATGAAGGGGTAGAGTCCTTGGGTGCTGATACACCGCGAAGGACATTTTATTTAAGTAGTGATTCCGCTGGGCGCCTCAACCTCCCAATATTGGTATGCCAGAGTGACTTCAAATGTTTCGATTTCATCTGCTGTATCAAAACTTAAATCAATTGCTGCAACTGATGTTGGGAACATATCTCTAATTACATATGTCCTCAGCACTTTACCGTCTTTAGCAAGATGATCTACTCTTGCATCTTTCATGTAAAGACGAGTATCGCCAGCTGTAATGTTTTCTGTCATACCATTGATTACATTAGACCACCTTTCAAATGCAGAACGAATCAAGAAATCTTCATCGTTGATCACTGTGAGTGTCCAATCTTCAAAAGTTCTGTTCCCAGCAAATTTTAGAACTCTGCCACGATAGTTCATCTCAATTGTGCCGAGGGTCATCGCAGGAATAGATGAGGCCTTTACTAGAAATTCTGCCTCTTGTGCTGCAGCTACTTCTCCCAATTGCTCGGGGAATACTAGACG